GCTATTAATTCGTGCCCGTGGGCGTTTGGGTGGTGTTCGTCTGGGTAAAAAACTGCTGCTTCTGTTTTCCAATTAAACATTTTATCTATTGTTTGTCTTGTAACTAAAAGCCAATCTTCGATTATTAAATTATTATGCTCGCGCTTGCAAATATCCGCATACTGTGTATCTAGCCACGCATTTGTATTATAATAAGGATTATCTATGTGTCCAGGTATTAAAAATTCAGGGATACTATACATTAACGGAATTAAGTTATTGTACTTGTTAATTACAGGAAACAGTTTGCTACAGCCTCCTAAGCAGGTAATCAAAACATGGTGTTCTTTTGCTGCCTTGTCTAGCATTGCGTAAATTTTATCTGCGGTCCGTTGCATGAAGTTATAAAGATTCCCATCTTCTAACACGCCTTGATATACTTCTTCCATTTCGTATTTAGGTTTTTGCCCAGTATGTGTGTCAACCCACTGTGTTTCACCTGTTAATACTATTGTTAGAAAATCCCGGATGGGGTCAGTTTGAACCCAGACTATATGATCGTAGCCTCGATGCAGATTAAAAATTATATCTTTTGATGACTGAATATTAGAATAGCCGGGACGGGATACATTATCAACAGCGTAGCCCTTAGTTTCTAAAATTGCTGAAAATTGTTTTCCTTGAACAAATTCGCCGCCAGGTTGTAGTATACAGCCCCACGGCCAGCTATCACCACCTACTAGTATGTTCATTATGCTCCACCGTTATGGAAGATGTCGTTTTCGTTAACAATTCTAAATCGAATACCTTGTTGGCGGCACCATAGATTTGCTGCGGCCCATTTGGCTTGATTTTTAATAAATTGAATTTGATTGTGTTTGCTTTTACCTACACGCTCTAGTATTGTCTGACTGGCGGGTTTGATCTCGATAAGTTCGACATGTAATTTTCCAAACTTGTCAACATATTGGATGAAAAAATCAGGAACATATATTGTTTGACGTCCTGTTGTAGGGTCTCGGTACGGTATGTTAATTGCTTCACTGGCCCATTTTTGTACACTTATATTAGTATCGCAAAATGTCATAAACTGCCACTCCCAGCTCGAGCGGTATGTGGGAATTTTTGTTCCCACATACTTCTCCGGATGTTTCATTGTAAATTTACCACGAGCAAATTTTGCCATTATACTAAAATATTTCTGCTCTCAAACTGGTCAGTTACTGGCGCCACTCTATAACCTAGTAAGCTGGTGTTTTCTCTGTACGAGTTTACAATCTGTGCAACTACTTGACTAAGTTGCATATCTGTTAGTGATTTTAATGTATCTAGTAACGAAAATACAGGAACGTTTTCTAATCTTGATTGATTAAGCAATGTTATAGCAGTCGACATTGCACTTGACTGATCAAATCCTCGTTTAATAAAAAACGCAACAGTTGCATCTATTTCGCCTGCTGGAAAACTAACTTGTTTTGTGTAGAATGTATCAAAAAATTGTTTAGTTGATACATTGCCTTTTGATTCTGATATTGGTAAATTAATACTCATATGTTAACCTAAATTTATTGGACGAGCTGTTGTGTTTGTTGATGATGCAGTTAACGGAAATACTATACCAGGAACGCCGTTAAGTTTTTGTTCCGGAACTAGGGTTAGTGTTCCACTAGAACCAGTAGGTGCAATAATCTCTGTATTTTGTATTGAATTTGTTTGTCCAATTACTGCTAACACTGCTGATAATTGATTCGTATTCTGACTTACAAATGAAGGACTTGCACTTGTTGAACTCTGAAGACCTTGTAAGGGGCTTGGAGTATTATCATAATGTTCTACTGCGAAAGTTTCGGGACTGTTTTCTGATACTACGCCCGAATCAAATGATACTGCTTCAAAAGAAAAAGTCATAGTAAAGTTATGTGTAGATGATTTAGAATAATCTAAACTATGTCCGTCCCAACTTTTAATTACAGGATTCCATAATTTATAACTAACCCATTCGTGTCTTGCCATCTGATATATCTTAACATAGTTGAAAAATGGCACTGTAGATCCATTGTCTAAGCCATACTTAGTAAAGATAAAATCAGAACTTCTAGTAGCATTCCTGTTGTATGCACCTGCAACGCCGGCAGCATTAGGATCTGCGTAATAGTAGCTATAATAGTTTTGCCACAACTTATTAATGATACTCATGTTATCGTCATGGAACGTTACACTGGTATCACCAAACTTATGAGTTGTTTGTATAACTTTCTTTCTATTATACTGATTAACAGTTTCAACAGATACATCAAACTTTGGTAATGAAATGGACTTTACTAATAAGTTTATTTCAGTTCCATGTCGTTGTAACAGTTCAGTGTCTCTCACTGCTGCTGGATTAATGCTAAAGACTGCATGAAATAGAAAGTCAAATTTAGGAGCGAGCCTAAACTGATCGTCAGTAAACACCCGAGCTGCGTGTTGTGGGTCGCGAAGAGTGATGCTAGGATCAGTGTATAATAAAGGGGTTGGTGTAAATGCCATACTCGTATTTATTAGAAAAATTATATGGGTATTTAATGATTGCCCATAAAAAAGCCTACCGCAGTAGGCTTTTTATTAACCACCTAATGTATTTGTAGTACCGCGTTTTTGTACGAATCCAGGTGTTCCTAGTCCTGCACTTGCACCAACTTGTACAGCATTGTCATAAATGATTGACAATTCGATTTGAACTGCTTCATTGTTTTTATATGCTAGTGTACCATAAGTTGTCTTTTGAACGTAGCAACCGTAGATTTCCCATGTTTCTAAAACATTTGGTGTGCTTGCTCCGTTACCGCCGTCTAACATTTCTACACGCATTGTAAACTTATAGTCGCCACCGCTAGCTGCTGAACTTTGTTCAAAAAAGTCAAATTGCTTTTGGTTTTGTTCGCCGACTAATTTAGATACTGCGCCTGTTACGTCATCACGTAGTTTAACAGTGATAGGACTCCACTTATACTTTCCAGCATAGTGAACTCTGCTGTTATATACGTCGATAGTTTGATCTTCGTATTCAACAGCTGGGCGTCCTGCTTCTGCTACTTGCTTTGTTAGTTCTGTGGTGCTTCCTGAAACACCAAAACCTTCAAAGCTAATTCTGAAACGATACTGTAGTTTAGGCATCAAGATACCTTGAGCGCCTGCGCTCTGGTTAGATGCTAACGGTACTGTAAAGTTTGATAGTGCTGCTATTGCCATTTTAATATTCTCCTAATTTTAACCTAACGCCTTGATAGCACCGGTATTTTCTAAACGCAATGGAATATAAATGAATTCTACTGCTTTTACAGGTTCGATCGCAATGTCAACATGCAACTCATTAGCATCAATCCTTGATGGAGTGTTGTTTGATGTGTCGCAGACTACAAGGTAATCATACAGAGCACGTTGTCCTACTAATTCTAATAGTAGGCTTTCGATTTGATGTTTGATTTCGTTACGTGTAATTGTATCGTTTGGTTCAAACACGTATGGTTTAGCTAACTGGTCTAGTTGTCTACGTAGGTATACAACTAAACGTGCAACGTTAATACGATCTAAGCTGCTTGCTACTAGTTGACGAGTCTTTTGACCGTATGCTACTAGTCCAGTACCAGCTAGATATGTAATAGGATTAACGTGGATGTCTGCTAATGTATCGCGTTGTCCGGTGTTTAGAGCAACAGTGGTAAATTCGCCGGTAGTAGGATCAACATAGCCAGTTGAGCTAGCGTTAGTAATACCACCACGACGTGTGCCTGCTGGTGCAAACCATGGATATGAAACGTTATCGCTTAGAGCGATTGTACGTAACATCATGTGACTTGGTGGAACAACAATATTATTGCCTAACAAGTCTTGTGTATAACCCCATGGGTAGTAAACGGCTGCATATGCATCAGTTGTAACTAAACCGTCTTCACCGTCAATTGCTGCATTGTTTAAATTCTTACCCCAGTTGTTTAATGTAGTTGCATCTGAAGTTAAACGTGCAGGTGCATCTGCTACAATAAATGCTGTTTGTCCATTGTCTGTATTTAGAGCAACTAAAGATTTTAGTGTTTCTAAATAACCTGGGCAACTTAGCAAGTTAAAGATTCTTGATTCAGGTTGACGAATTTCTTGATTGCTTTGGATAGTTGCTTGCAATGCTTTTAACACTACTTCGCGCTGTGCCTTGCGACCAAATGCGCCTGCGCCGTTGATCAAGTTAGGTGCTTCGCTGACCCAACGATCAGCAAAGTAGCTGTTCATTAGTTCATTACCCATTCGTGTATTTTCGCCTGTTGTGTCTACGTAACCACGTACATACTTCTTGACGTTATAGCTTGAACGACGTAGGTTCCATAGTAACATGCCTTTTGGATATAGTGCAGGTTCTGGTGCATCGAAGTCTAAGAAATCGCTAGTTAGCAATTGAGCAATAGTTGCAGGGTCTGCATTTGCTCCTGCTGTGCTCCAACGTGCGTCATGGAATAATACACCATTTTCAGTAGTTTGATCTGCATTATCTACAGTTACCCACTTTTTAGTATCATCATTCCACTTGTTGATCATTGGGAAGTTTTCTAAATCGCTAGTATCAATCCAGATATCACCAAATGCTAGTGCAGTACCATCACTTTGTGTTGTTGGTTGTGTAGCACTAATGATTGGACCTTTTGGATCAGTTGCGCCTGTACCGCTACCTAGATCAACTAGTCTATAACCTTTCCATGCGCTTCCGTCATTGACCATAATGTCTACATCTTCTACGCTTGTATTGTACCACAAGCGATCATTCTCAGGTCTTGTTGTTGGAGCCATTTCACTAGCAGTTATACCAGTTGTTGAAGTCCATAGGCTTGCAACAAAGTCTCCAGTTACATCTGCGCCTGCTACATAGTAGTTTGCTGTGCTAGATGTAGAGAACAATGCTGCCAATGGAGTATGTGTTCCGTCTGTAAAGATAATATCGCCGCCTGCTGTATGGCTAATAGAGATTGTGTTATCATCATTTAGTGTTGCAGAAATTAGAGTATCTGCAAGAGCTGCTTGTAATGCTGCAATTACTGCATTAGCAGATGTAGTAGCATTTCCACCGCTGAATGTAACAGTTATAGGATTTGTTATTGTTGAATTGCCTACGCCAGTTTCTGATATGTCAAAACTGTAATACTGTCCTGCACTTAAACTAGGCAATGTGGCGTTAACAATTTTTACAGAAGTAATAGAAGTAGGGCCAACTGCTTTACGTTTGAAGATTGTAAAATCAGGAGTACCAGAAGTGTTGTACTTGACAAACAATGTGTTAATAGCAAGATTTAAACCGCCACCTTTTGGATCTAGTGCTGCAAGTGCTGCGGCGCTAGATGGGTATAAGTTAACTGATTGTTCAACCCATGCTGCGGTTGCTGAATTGTACTTTTTAACAAACCAGTGAGCACCTTGATTTACAGTAGTTGCTTTAACCCAAATAGATCCTGTTGGGCGATTGTCTTCGCTGATCTTGAATGTCGGTACGTTGTAGTGCGGGCTAACTTGAAGTGCAGGTGCTGCATAAGTACCGTTGGTGCCAGCTTGAATGTTATTCCAGTTGCCGGTTAAAACTACATCAGCGCCTGTTGAATAGATGTACAACACATCATTAATAACTTCAGCAGTAATACCTGATTGTAGCGGTGTATTGATAGCAGTTGCGATTGCAGCTAATGAAGTCTTAGACGTCATTGCGTGGCCGTTTAGTGTGAATGTATCTGAACCGCTTGGTGTAGTTCCTGTAATAGATACCACTGGCCAGCTAGCTGTCCATGCGGTGCTGCCAACTTCTACCCATGTGCCTGCTGCGGTGTGGGTTCTAAACTTTTTCAACCATAGTGTGTTAGCGTCAGTACCGTTTGCAGTGCTAGTTACTACAGCGTAGCTACCTACTGCTCCGATGCTTGCTAATGGTGCTCCGTTGCTAGTTTTAGCAGAGTCATTAATAACTAAAACATCTTTATGTGTAAATGTTTGGCCGCCTGTTACAGTTGCGCTTGCAGAGTTCCACTCAAACACACCGAAATTTGTGTCAACAGTGTCAAACCATAATGTTCCGTTATCAGGTGCGCCTGTTGGTGCAATTTCTGAACCGATTAATTGTGCTGTATCTAGGTCTGCACGTACAACATATGCACGACCACTTACACCTAAAAAGCTGTATGCTGCTTGAAGTCCATACTCGTTAACTTCACTTGCGTTGATCGGATTGTTGTTTGCATCTGTTTGGAAGTATGGAATACCAAACGTATTTCCCAAGTCCATTTGACTTGTTAATAGATATGCTTTGCCGGCGTTTGCCTTTAATGTTCCTGGGGCAATTCCTGAACCTGATGCGGTTGCTTTATTTTCTTGAGAAGCAACTACGATTAGGGGTACTGTTCCTGGGGCTGCGGGTGTATAGAAACTCTCGTCAATTACGGGTACTACTACACCTGGTGAACTTAGTTGAGCCATATGTTAATCTCCATGAATACATGTTCTTACTGTATTTAGTGGATTTTGACTTTTTGGCTGTGTTATAGCCTTACAAAAAGGGGCTAAAAAGGTGTAAATAAAATATGAGACCTTTGTGTACCTGCGGATACAAGCCAGCAGCAATTAATTATTACAAGAATGGTAAGACTTACTACAGAAGTCTATGTGAAGTTTGCCTTAAAGGAGGTTCAGTTATACCTCGATGGCAACGTGCTGGGTATAAACTTAAAAATACTTGTGATAAGTGCGGTTTTAAGTCACCGTATAAAGAAGTGTTTAATGTGTATCATGTAGACGGAAATTTAGATAATTGCCGCCATACTAACCTTAAAACATTATGTGCTAATTGCCAACGGCTACTGCAACGTGACGGAGTGAAGTGGAAACAAGGGGATCTGACACCAGACCTCTAATTTGTCCGAATAGCTGATCGATACTACCGTTGTTAGTAATCACTGCATCAAACTTAGTACCTACCCAACTTGTTTCGCTAGCATGGATACCTAGGGTTTCTAGCTTCTTTTTACTTAATGACCAAGTAGAGTTTCCATCAGGGCCTCGATTTACACTAACTGCGGCATCATACCACTCAGGCTCATCGCCACGGACTACTCGGATCACAATGCCGCCAGCAGCTTTAATTGACTTAATTTCATTAGGGAAACGACAGTCACTGATAACAATATCATCTTCGCTTGTACGGAGTTTGTTTTCTAAGCTGGCAATCCATATGTCATCGTGGAAGTGTTGTCGGAGCACGTTTGTACCCCAGTATTGTAATACCCAACGCGGTGTTAAGTTAGGCATGTTTAGGCGCTCTG